TCAGAAAAAGCATCACAAAATCAATTCAAGGATTAGGCATAGGATTCAGTGATCCCACTGATTGGATCAGCACAGGAAATTACGCATTGAACTATTTGATGACCGGAGATTTCAACAAGGGAATTCCACTGGGCAAGGTGACTGTACTTGCAGGAGAATCAGGAGCAGGTAAGAGTTACATAGCATCAGGAAACATTATCAAGAATGCACAGGAACAAGGCATCTTTGTCATCTTGATCGATACAGAGAATGCACTAGACGAGAAATGGTTACAGGCATTGAAAGTGGACACATCGGAAGATAAACTTCTAAAATTGAGTATATCCATGATCGATGATGTAGCGAAAACTATTTCAGAATTCATGAAGGGTTACAAGGAAGCACACGCAGATGACAAAGAAGGTGCACCTAAAGTACTGTTCGTCATAGACAGTTTAGGCATGATGCTCACACCAACAGATGTTAATCAGTTTGAAGCGGGTGACATGAAAGGTGATCTGGGTAGAAAGCCCAAGGCATTGACAGCACTCGTGAGAAACTGTGTCAACATGTTTGGTTCATGGAACGTGGGACTTATAGCGACCAATCACACATACGCATCACAGGACATGTTTGACCCAGATGACAAGATATCAGGTGGACAGGGCTTTATCTATGCCAGTTCGATTGTTATTGCAATGAAGAAACTTAAATTAAAGGAAGACGAGGACGGGAATAAAGTCTCAGACGTGAGGGGTATAAGAGCCGCTTGTAAAGTCATGAAGACAAGATACTCTAAACCTTTTGAATCAGTACAGGTCAAGATTCCATATGAAACAGGAATGAACCCATACAGTGGACTAGTGGACCTGTTTGAAAAGAAAGGTGTACTTGTGCAGACCGGAAACAGACTAAAGTACATAGACAAAACAGGCAAGGAACACATCGACTTTAGGAAACAATGGGTAGGTGATAAATTAGATATGCTAATGGCAGACTTCACAGAATCTACAGACTTTGCTGACAAGGAAGAAGTTCCAGCAGAAGTAATTGAAACAAAGCCAAAAGCGAAGACTAAAAAAGCAGAACCAATCATAGAGAAGGAATAGATGATAGACTTTGATCACGCTGACATTGAACGTTTGTGGAATGCCATTATACATTATGTTCCTGAACGACAGAGATTAGACATGGCAATCGACTTACTCAAGAGTCTAGAGGACATTGGGGTGGATCATGAGGTACTCAAAGGATCTGCAGAACTTGATCCAAAACTAGAGGAAGCTGTTAATACCGTGTTCGAGGAAGACGAATCCGAAGACGTAGGTTACGGCGATACTGATGAATGATAAATTGGTACAACGAAGTCAGCAGGAACCTAGCCAAGATACCAGACTGTGTGGCATACTTTGACAACGAGTTGCTCGAAGCGAGGAAACAGTGCAAGATATACGGTAACCTGGAAAGGGCCAGTGCGTCACTGCCAGGCATAGTTGAAGAAAGATTCAGTCAACTGCAACAGCTTGAAGCCATACTCGAATACCTAAACATAGAATTGAGAAGACTGAGATCCAAGACCTTCAGGAAATTCCTAGAGAACTACAACAAATTATTAAGCAGTAGAGACGCAGAGAAGTACGTGGACGGAGAGGACGATGTGGTCGACATGACCAAGATCATCAATGACTTCGCACTGATAAGGAACCAATGGTTAGGTATCACCAAAGGGTTAGACCAGAAGCAATGGCAGATAACGAACATCGTCAAACTGAGAGTGGCGGGGATGGAAGATGCCGACATCAGCTAGAATCATATTAACCGACGTTGACGGAGTATTGCTGGAATGGGAACGTCATTTCACCAAGTGGATGCAACTACGATCATACTTCAACGAACACGGTGTCAGGAACTATCCTTACAAGCTGGTGGACACGGGACAGGACGACTACGAGATGGCAAACAGATTTGGGGTCAGCAAGGACGTGATCAGACAGGAGATCAGGGAGTTCAACAGGAGTGCATGGATGGGCACACAGAGACCAATGATGGAATCACAGACATGGGTGAAACTGCTACACGCCGAAGGATGGACTTTCGTGCCAATAACATCACAGACTTCTGACATACCCGCACAGGAACTGCGTAAGCGGAGATTGGGAGAACTGTTTGGAGAACACGTGTTCACAAATTACCACATACTGGGCACAGGAGCGGACAAAGACAGTGCATTAGCGGAGTTCCATGATACCGGACTGTATTGGGTCGAGGACAAGCCAAAGAACGCACTAGCAGGGCTCTATTACGGTTTAAAGCCCATATTAATCGACCATCCATACAACAGAAACTTTGATCACCCCGACGTGATACGTGTAAGTAATTGGAAACAGATACACGAGATATTATCAAAATGAAAATATATGTAGGACACGACAGCAGGGAAGATATTGCATACCAAGTGTGTGAACACAGTATCAAGCGTAGAGATCCTGATGCAGAAGTATACCCGTTAAAGCAAAATGAAATGCGAGAGAAAGGCATCTACACCCGAGACACTGACAAGTTAGCATCAACAGAATTCACATTCACAAGATTCTTCGTGCCCTACATGAATGACTACAAGGGATGGGCGGTGTTCTGTGACTGCGATTTCCTGTGGAAGATTCCTGCAAAGGAACTGGAACAGTACTTTGATGATTCCAAGGCCGTGGTATGTGTACAACATGATTACACACCCGAAGATGGATCAATCAAAATGGACGGACAGCTACAGACAGCATATCCCAGGAAGAACTGGTCAAGCATGGTGCTGTGGAACTGTGCCCACCCCAAAAATAAGATACTAACACCAGACTTGCTTAACGAGGAATCTCCAAAATTCCTACACAGATTCTCATGGTTGGAGGATTCAGAGATAGGCTCCCTGCCACACGAGTACAACTGGTTAGTGGAATGGTACAAGGAACCCAAGGACGGCACGCCCAAGATACTGCACTACACAGAAGGTGGGCCATGGTTTGATGGATATCGTGATTGCGAATACAGTGACGATTGGAAGAAAGAACTGATAAACTTATTCAGTTCGTGATTCTATAAAAGATTTCAAAGCACTGACATCTGCATTTAATATCCTGTCTCTTACCTTTGTCCATACAAATTGATCTCTTTCAGAAATATTGAGGTTCTTACGTATTTGTTTACCTGCATTATCGTCTAATATTTTTTTAGCCTTGAATTCTATCGTTGGCAGATAAAGACATCTGTTTAATTTACGTGCTACTTTTTGTGTGTATGAGTCAACATGCCAATGCCAAAAATATACAGGTGCAAGATATCCTAATGTGTTGATCCAATTTTTATGCACAGCAAAGTGGGCCGCTGGCAACGGTTCGTCTGGCCAAAGGGTTGTTTCATTACTGTACTTTTTACTACCTTTGTTTCTCCCGTCGCTGGGTACTACCATTAAAATCCTATCCTCATATCTAAGAAACTGATCTGCAATTAATTGATCCCAATTCTGTGTTTTTACTTGCACGTCATCGCCCATAAGCATTACAATATCGTGTGATGCCTTTTCAGCCATTAAGTTCCAACTATAACAAGTAGATTGATTCGGTCCAATAGTATAGTGTTTTTCGTCGAGTAAATCTTTATACTGTTCTAACTTTTCATCGTCGTCGTTTAGATAAAATAGAAACTCTGTTTCGCCTTTCTGTGTTTCTGTTGCAGTGTCAATCAATCTTTTTGCTAGTTCGGGCCTGCCCCTAGACGGACAACAAAAAGAAATCATATCAATTTGTTCTTCCAAGTATCTGGAGTCTTGTCGTTGATGATTTCTAACGGCAAGTGATACTGGAATTTCTTCGTGCCCCTAATTCTTATGTATTCAGCAGTCTTCCTGACAGACTGTCTCATGTCAGTTGCTGTGCTGTAACCTAGAAGTTTCCTTGCTTTGTCTGACGAACACACTGCCAGTTTTACTTCCTTGGGTCTGTCTTTATGGTGTATGGGATCTAAATTGATACCTGTCTCGTTGGCACATGCTTCTGCTAACTCATTGATTGTTATGGGTTCTTCATCCGGTCCTATGTTGATTATTTCACCAACAACGTTGTCCTGGAATGCAAGTGCGTTCAAACAATACAAGCAATCGTCGATGTAGCTGAAACATCTTTGTTGCATGCCATCTCCGTATATGATAGGTTGTTTACCCTGCAACATCCTGTTCAGCATTATAGACATAACGTTCCTGAATGGATCATCATACTTCTGCCGCGGTCCAACTATGTTGTGCGGCACAGCGATCACATACTCCACTCCGTGTGTTTCGCATAAATTTCGCAACACGTCCTCCCCGGCCTTCTTTGCGATGCCGTAGGGATCTTGTGGACGACACTCGTAATCTTCTCTGTATGGCATCTTGTCGTGATGCCCATATCTTGCCATGCTTGAACAATACACGATACGTTTTACTTTGTTTCTTATTGCGGCTGTAATTGTTGTAACTGAAGCTTCAAAAATATTTCGTGTAACAAGCACTGGAGAAAAAACAGACAGTCCTTCGTATGCGGTAGCGGCCGTATGATAAACTATGTCACAGCCTTCCATTGCTTTGGTCATGTTCTCTAGATCGCAACAGTCCACCTGATGGAATTCAACATCCTGTGGCACGTTGTCTGTGTATCCGCCGATCATGTTGTCATTGCCAGCAACAGAGTGACCTTGTGCTATCATCAGATCTGCTAGATGAGATCCTAGGAACCCTGCTACACCTGTTATGAAAATCTTCATTTTGAATATTTAAGTTGAGTTACGTACGATAGAAAACTTTATCTGGCCAATGCTCCAACAACAACTTGAAGCCTATACTCTTTATGTGTTTTTCCACATCTATGTTACTGCTACCATATTTTTT